CACTCGTCCACAACAGGCGTTTTCTCGCCAACCGGGTTTGAATACCACAGCGGGCGTTTATCCAGCGGGCTTCCATTGAACATCAGCCGATAACACCTACTCTCGGAACCACTTCATTCAGCAGGGACTGCGCCACGTCGGAGCTTTCCCACACACGAGTAATGCCATTGTTGGTATAGCTCGTTTGTCCGTTTGCACCGATGTGGTTGTACAGTTCCGCTGCGATGCGTATCTGCAACGACTGATACTGCAAGGGCAACTCGTCCGGTCTGTTGCCGAAAGGGTAGCCTTGCGCAAATATCTTGTCTTTGGCGAAATCAAGCAGCAGGTCGAAGAGTGGGTAGTCCTCGTCCGTGATTTCACGGTCAAGTGCAGGGGCGATGTACTGCCCCAGTTTGACTGCCGCTTCGGAATACTGGTCTCCCATGCTGCTTTCCTCCTTTCGCCTTAGTAAGCTTTGATGCAGTACACAGCGTCCATGCGTTCAAAGGACGGCAGGACGATTTCAGAGACGTAAATGTTGGTGTTGACAGGATGAACGGTCTGCTCGGTGGTAACAGCAACGCCAGTGTTCACAACGGAAACCTGTGCGTTGGAGATGCCAGCCATCAGGTCGGCTTCCTCGGGGGTGGCAACATAGTACATATTGCCCAGAGAACCAGAAGGAGCCAGCACAACATAACCATCGGGAAGGTACTTCTCGGCAGCAGCGGTCTCCTCCGGCTTGAACATCTTGTCGTACAGATGGATGCGAATGCCGGATGCGCTTTCGACAACGGAACGTGCCTCAGAATCGACAAGAACAGCGGTGGTGGTCTTCATGACCGTCAGGAACCGGTTCTTGATTTCATCCGCAGCAATCATCTTGTGGAAAGTGTTGGTGTTCATGTAGGCATCGGTGATAATCTCACCAGTGTTTGCCAGCACTGTGTTTGCGGCAGTAGTCATCGTTGCGATGGGGGTTGCAGTGGTAGGAGCATCCCACTTCTCCTTGGTAGTCAGAGCCTTGTAATTGGACTGCTTCCAAGTGCCGTCAGGGTCGTAATCGTAGACGTAACTCACGCCGTTGGATTCGATGGAAATGCCAGGCTTGCCATCCTTGGGAGCCAGAAGCTGCCATACCATGCGCTCAGGAACGATACGAGCACCAGTGATAAGCTGTGCAGTATCATCGTAGACACGATTGATAACGTCTGCCGCAAACTCCTGATTGGTAGCCAGAACAGAGATAATCTTGCGGCGGTCTTCTTCGTCAATGTGAGTGCCCTCACGGAAGAACGGCATACTGGTCTCGGTCATCTTGATGCCCTGACGAGTACGGAACGTAGCCTTAGTGTCGAACACGCTAGGCTTCAGCGAAACGCCAACGCCCTTGTGACCACGCAGCCACTTCAGTTCCATGCTGACCTTCTTACGGGCAGGGAACAGAGCATCAGAAGCATAGGGCTGCGCATTGGTCGGGTCATTCGTCCAGTAGGCGGCAATCGCAGCAGGGGAGAAGATCTCATTCAGATTCAGTGCCATAATTTAGTCCTCCTTACTCGCTCTTTGCGCCAACATCGGTACGGCAGAAAACGGCGGGAACAGCCTTTTTCAGAGCGGCAATATCGTTTGCAGAATAGGTAAAGCCGGACAGCTTTGCCTTGTCCACATCAATAACGCCCTGAATCAGCAGTGCGCCATTGGGGTTGACGGCAGGGTCAACGGTGTGCAGCAGAATGCCAATGGCATCGGTAGCCGCATCAGCAGCACTGGTGCCAGTAGTGGCAGCAGCTTTCAGGCCAGTCTTTGCCATAGGATAGCCAGCCGGAACAGCATTGGTCTCCTTGACGGTAAAGGGAATGGCAACGTAGGTATCAGCAGCCAGAATAGTGCTTTCAGGAGCCGATACCGGAGTATTGGTGTACTTCATGTTTTCCTCCTTAATGGAAAGCAGTCATTGCGTCACTCGATGCCTTGTTTGCGTCTGCACGCTCCTTCGCAAAGCGTTTAGCAAAGGAAACGCCTGCGTTATCTGCGCCGTCACCATTGCCATCCGCACCCGGAGGTGTGGGCATATCCTTCAGCAGAGAAGCCTTGTATGCGGTGTCGTGGGCAGTCATAAACTCCGACTGGAACTTAAATACCTTGTCCATGTCACCGTCAGCCAGTGCAGATGCAGCCTTGTTAGCAAGTTCAGCGTCATAACCCTGTGCAACGAACTTCTCACGGTAAGATGCAAGGGTCTTTTCCTTGACGAGGTTTTCCTTGTCGGCAGTCAGGGCTTCAATCTGCTTCTGCATCTCTGCCAGCTTGTCAGCCTGTTCCTGTGCGGCATTCTCGTCATCGGTACGCTTTGCCTTGAGCTGCTTCTTGTACTCAGCAGCTTCGCCATTGGCTTTTGTCACGGCATTGCGCAGCTTCTCAACCTCTGCGCTAGGGTCTGCAACCTTTTCAAGCGCAGAAATGATTTCATCGGCGGTCATGCCCTCTTTGTAGGCATCACCAAGCAACACATTGAGTTTCATATCGTTAATTTCCTCCTGCGTTTTTTTACCGTTGCTTCCCTGCAACGCTGCGAAATTTGTATCCCGGCTTCCCTGCCGGAATATGCAAAGGGCTATTCGCCCTCTGTTTCTTTATTGATACTGTCAGACTGTTCGTTCGATGTTTTGTTGGCTTCAACAACTTGTTCAGGCTGTTGCTCCTGCGGTTTCGGAGCTTTGCCATCCTCGCCCAGCTTGCCAGCAGCAATCAGGAAGGGCTTGCTCATTTCGTAAGCAGCCTGCGGGTCTGGGAACAGACCGGGCGTGGTGAACGCCAACTGCGGGTCAATCGGCTGTTGAATCATCTGCGCAAAAATCTGAACCTTACTCTGCTGGTTGTCGTACTGGCGGCGTGGCAGTTTGATATTGATGTCACTTGCCATCAGCTTAGAACCAGCCGTATCACGCAGGATTTTCAGCATTACAGACAGGCTCTGACGCTCCGCATACTTGAACATATTCTCGTACTGCTGCGCCCTTGCTTCGGTGTGATTCCAGCCATTGCGGACGATAACTGCGCCCACGTTGTCGGACGTTGCGTTCTCACTTCCAGTAGCACTAGGCATAGCAGTCAGACTGCGGTACACGTTCAACATAGAATCAAGCAAGGTCTGGCTCTGCTGCTGGTCAAGCTCGTTTGCAATCTGCGATACAGAAGCGGGCAGACCAGAAGTGGATTTCAGGCACATTGCGCCAAGCTCTTTTACTTGGTCAAGAGCATCCTTGTCCACAAGGCAGTTGGTAAACACCATAATGGACTGAATGAACTGCGCCACGCCGTCCAAACGGTTGCTTTCAAGGTCGTTGATGGCATCCAACACAGGGATAGCCGGTTCAAACAGACCCATCCGTTCCGGGTTCAGCTTGTATTCGACCATCGGCAGCATTCCAAGAGAGTGATTCTCAGACTTTGTAATCTTGCCGTTGTCGATTTCAAAGTACTGGTTCGGCGTATACACGCAAATCAGGTCGTTCAGGTCATTCTGATAATTGCGTGAGATGTGCAGCACGTTGGCGATGGGCTTGTGTCCGATGCCGGAGTTGTAAATCACATACGCCATATCAGGGTCGGGAACATCCACCAGCAGGGGTGTTTCGTCCGGGTAGTGGCCGTTGTACCCCTTGTCAGGAAGAACAATGCGGTATCCCTGTCCGCACTCCAACATCCACTGCCAGAGCCGCCGATCAAGCGCATCCTTGCCCTCATACTGCAAAGCATTGGACAGGCGGGCGATTTCCTCGCCGTCACCTGTTGCCGTTTCAGACCGCACATAAGAGCAGGGAGTGCCACTCATATAGCCTGTGTAGAAGCCCACGCACTCGTTGGCGTGGTTCTCTACAATGCGGTTGGTGATTTCAGCGTGATATTCCTTCGTGCGCTGGAGGACAGGCTGGCTACCCAAGTAGTAGTTGTGCAGAAAGCGAATCTCATTCTTGTTCAGCAGATGAATAGGCTCTGCCTTGCCCATGACCACTTTCAGCACGTTCGCTTGATTGATTTCCGTCTCCGGCGTTTCAATCGGCCTGCGGCCGGTCAGTGGCTCATTCAAAAAACCACCAACAACCATCTGATACTCAGCCATGCTTTCCTCCTTTCCGGCAAAATAAAAAGCGCAGCAAGACAAACCTGTTAAGGTCTATCTCACTGCGCCAAAACTGCGCTTCAAAAGCTATTTACTTTTCCGGTGGATGGATGATTTTTACCCATCCTTCCCTTGTGTCTCCTTCGATAACGCCCTTGCATCTGTCGCACTTGAAATGGTATCGTCCGTCCACTTCGCCAAGATAGCGGTTGCAGCGAACGTTCTTATAGATTGGGTTTTGCCTGATACAAGGGCAACAGATTCTAACTAGCATGAGCGCTCCTTTCGTTGAATTTCTGGAAACAGGCTGTTGAGCACAGGCCTGTCAGAAGCTACTGGGAAACTGTTCGCACTTCCAGCCGTGCTATTTTCCGCCCTGGAAAACCTTCACAGTCTTTCTGTTTGCCGGACAGGCAATGATTCGGACTGCGATTCGGACGCGGAAGCCGGATTTGAACCAGCGACCTCTTGGTAACCAAGCGAGCTACCTGACTGCTCCACTCCGCGAAAGGCCCGGCTTACTTTACCGCTGCCCTTTGCAAAAGGAGAAAATTCAAAAAAGCCTTTTGCATCGAGAGCCGGGAATAGCGGTGAGGTGTCAAAAGAGAAATCCCATGCAAAGCAAGAGGATAGTTGTGCTGCGTAGCGGGTTTGAACCGCTTCGTGTCAGTTGGGGGAGTACAAACAACGTTCCGTCCACTCGGAAACGCAACATATAATCCCCACGACAGAGAAAGGCGACTGTCGTGGGTGAGTAAGAAAGGATGGTATTACCCAACAAATGGCGAGTAAAAATGACTTAAAAATCTCGTCAACGCAATACCTAGAGGAAGCTGCAAATCTTCCTGGTACTATTGTAAGCCATGTCAACAGGCAAATCAAATTTTAATGCCTACGAAACCGGCTATTTAGGGGAATTATTAAAATGGCCTCTTGACAGGCTCAATTTTGCTAATTCCGTTATACAGTTCATCGGCAAGCTGTGCCAGACTGTCCGGTGCATCATCGTGCGGAACTTTGCCAAGCTGCGTGAACATCGTCACCTGTTCCATGAACGCCTTGTACTCTTTCGACTGGTGCTTTTCGTCAAGGAAGTAGAACCGTTTAATGTCCGGCGCATACTGAATGATTCTTGACAGCTTGCTTTGTCCACTGGGAGCACGCTGGCTGCGGACAGAGCAATGATAGCCCTGCTGCCGGAGCTGGCTGTCCACCACGTCACAGTATTCGTCACCGCCGTTGTTGGCTTCACCACGCACCACGTTGATTTTATGTTGGATGATTTTGCCGACAACTTCCGGCCTAGTCACGGTCTTATCGCCGTTATTGAACACAAGGTCAGGGATAAATACGGCGTCTCCATACACATAAGCGATAGGACAAGCGGTGAAGTCACCGCCACCCCATGCAATATCCATGACCATGAGCTTGCGATCGGGCTCACCGTCAGGCAGAACGCCGTTGAAATACCGCAGTTCATCGGCAGGGAACAGCAGACCTTCACGCACATAGGGTTTACCCATGTACTTTGCCCACCATGTTGCATCATCAATGCTGGCTTTCATATCAGCATAGTAGGCATCGTCAAAACCCACACCGTAGTCATAATTGAAGTTACTGTGTCCGTTCTCGTCCACCGCAGGAATCACACGGAATCTGTACTTTGGATTGTCCGCATACTGATTCTGGATGCGTCCCAGAGGGTCAAGCACGTTCCAACGTGTACCGACCATCAGCTCTAATGCGCCTTGCTTTTTACGGTCTTTCAGCTGATTCAAGTAGGCATCGTATTTGTTGTTCAGACGCTCAACGTTCAGGCTTTCCTCCAAGTCCTCAATCAAGTCATCGCTGTACAGAACGCCGCCCTCGCCGATTTCAACAGCACCAGTCAGTGTGCCGCCAATAGAGCGACAAGTCAGGGTGGGGAAACGTTTCTTTCGGTTCAGGTCAACGCTTTCATCCTTTGCGCTCTTATCCACAAGCTGAACGTCAGGAAAGATTTTGCCCCAGTTGTAGGTAACAGGGTCAGTGATGATGGACAGCACTTCGCCGTAGAAGCCGTTTGTCAACTTGTCAGAGTGTCCGCTCATAACCGATGCAACATCAGGGCGGTTGCCCATCAGCCATGTAATGAAGAAGATGCACAGCGTGGACTTGCCGACGCGAGCAGGTAGACTAACTCCCAAGAAGTCAATCCGCTTATAAAACAAGTCCTCAAGGTCATCTGCCAGCACTTTCAGAACCCTGCGTCTCGGCTGATAGAACTTCTTTTCCGGCGCACGGTTCCATTCAAGGTAGATGCAATAGCTGTCGAACACATCCTTTGCTTCAAACAGGTACGTCCGACCGATAATGTCATAGACTTTCGCCACGTCCTCGCCTGTTTTCATCTTGCCCATCATGGCTGCGCAGATAGAGCGCAGCTCACCAGAATATTTGTAGGCATCGAACCGCTTGTCCTGCAACAGAGCGTCTCTCAGGTTCACCACCGCCTGAAACCAGTCCTCATAGACTTGCGCTTCGGTCGGATTCTGCTTTGCATACGCTTTGATGCTGTCAATGATGGCAATACACTGTTTTGGCTGCATAAAAAATAGGCACCCCCTACCTGAAAATGTAAAGAGTGCCTACAACTGCACAAAAATCAAATATTCTGTTTTATAATGCGATTCCAGAAATTTTATTTCTCAAAATCAATTAAAAGAACTGCCCGACCGTTTCTAACCCTTTTTCTACCTTCTTCATTATGCTGTTTTCGAAGAGATATTCCATGCCTTTCAAGGTAATCTGCGGGTGAATCGGCTCTACAATATGCGGGAACTTGTTCGTCAGGTCTTGCGTGTAGACCAAACCGCGAATGAAACCGTTCATTTGCAGTTCAATCATAATCTGCTCCCAGTCAGAGACCTTCATCTTCATCGCCTTTGCGGAGATAAGCTCATAGTCAAATTCTTCATCGCCCTTGTGCTTATCCAGCAGTTTGAGAATCTTGTAGATGGCATTAAAGTTGTCCATAAGCTACTCCTTTCGACCTTCTCAGGTCATAATCTGCAAACATAGACACCGCAATCCTCATGGCTTCTTCTATGGCTGGCGCTTTGATGAAGATTCGGCATCCAAACAATACACTGCTTGCTCTGGTCTTGTTGCTTTCAGGGATAACGTAAATTTTACCGTCCTCACGCTTTGCAAGCCATGTCCGTTCTGGCTCTTCGCGCTTTTCTGGTTTCCGTCTGAATGCTTCTACCGGTTTACCGTCAACGTATGCTTCAACTCTAGCGCCGTACATCTCTGCAATTTTCTCTGCACGTTTGCGGCTTTTGGTCAGAGTGATAATATGATATTCATCCTCTGCGCCACTTGTCACTGCGTAAAGTTTTCTAGCCATACTTTCACCTGTTCTGTTCAGCAATCCGATACCATGTCTGGCGTGTCAAATAATGTTCGCTTGCTCATCAAGCCACGTTTCGCGGTTAAGTCTTTCCTTCTCTTCGATTAAGGTAGGAGTAAACGTTTTATCGCTCTTCCATCCAGCGTATTTCTTAAAATACGCAAGATAATCTTCTGCTATTGCGGGAATGCTTTCCAAAATAAATGTAAGAAGAGCAACTCTCATTTGCCGCTTAAACGTTTCGGAAGGGCCTTCTTTCTTGAAATCAAAAAATATGTTTTCATCATAAAACAAAACATTGCATCTCTTAGATTGGCATTCCAGCATAAACGAAGTGAAATCTTTGCAGTTTACAAAATCGAAAACCGAGCGAAATGTCAAATCTGCATCTTTTTTGATAAAATCCCAATAAAACGGTTTTTGCTTTTCCATATTGTTCTCCTTTTCTCTTGCCTGTTAGAGAAAAGAATGGTATACTGTGGTTGCACCATTCTTTTTCCTGTTTTGACTAGTTTGGTGTACTCTTAGCGGTGGCTTGTGGTTGGGCTGCCGCTATTTTTATTTGCGTATCTTTCGACACGTTCATACCAAGTAGATTTTCCAATACCAAGCTGCTTGCAGCACTCTTTCACGGTAATTTCGCCTTTTTGCTGTTGCTCTAATAGGCTTTCAAACTGCTGCTCGTCAACTTGCTTTTCCTGTCTACCAAAGCTACGGCCTGTTCTCGCCGACACTCTTTTGCCATCAACAATAGGCATGGCAGCTATACCCTCTGCCTGACGCTGTTTGGTTTTCTTGCGCTCCTGTTCAGCTACTGCGCCCAAAACTTCAATAAGGATGTTGTTCACCATTTCCAGCACCCATGTCTGGTCTTGGAAGTCAATCAGCGTAGTTGGAATGTCAAGGATGCGAACAATCACGCCTTTTTCTTTGAACCACTGAAGTTCTCGCTTCATCTCGTCTTTATCACGCCCGAATCGGTCAAATTCCTTAACAATGACTTCATCCCCAGCCTTGACAGTCTCTTTCAATCGTTTATACTGCGGACGGTCAAAGCTGCTACCTGTCATTTTATCACAAAATACATTCTCGTCCGGGATGTCGAACCGATCTCGTGCGATTTTAAGCTGTCTTGCAAGGCTTTGCTCCTTACTAGACACTCTAGCTAAGAAGTAACGCATTTTTTTCACCCATCACTTGATGTCAAACCCATTTTCGACTTTTGTCTCACGAGGGACTACCATAATCTTGTATCCCATAACCCTTAGTGTTTCATCCAGCTTGTTGACACTAATGTTTTTGTGCCTTAGACGTTCATTCAAGGTTTTAAGCGGAATGTCAAGCATATCACTTAACTTCGCTTGGTTCAATTCCTTTAATTTCAAAATTTCCTTTATCGCTTCGCTTGCCGTCATTTTTCTTCGCCATCCTTTCTTGATTCTATTATATCAAGATATTTCTGGATGTCAAGATATTTCTGGACTTTCTTTGCTTGCGCTTATATTATATATAAATATACTCTAGTATGTATTTATACATACTAGAGTAGTATAAGGATGTTTACTTAGTTAATCGCAATCAGGTAGAAAATTTTCTATAATAAGGAGTAATTCTGCCAAACTTCATTTCCGTAAAACTTTGGGTCTTGACAAGCATATTTTCACGCTTTATACTTGTTTCAGCGAAAGCGAGGTGATAGGCTTGGCAAGACGAGCAGAAGCCTCGGAACGTGATAAGCTGCGCATGATAAGCACCCGGCTCACGGAGAGCCAGATCGCAAGTATGGAAAGCAGCGCAAAGGCATTGGGCATCTCAAAGGTTGATGTTATCCGCATGGGTATCGAGTGGGTAGCATCCTACGTTGAGAACATCAAGGCATAAAAAATAAGCTACCAGCGGAACTTTGGACGGCAACGCTGATAGCTTATCCACATCACGAAACGAGAACCTGCAACCACCGAGGGGGCAGTCTCCCTTTTCGGAATCTATTATACCAAAAAGGGCTGCTCTCCGCAAGAGTTAGGAGCAAAAAACATGAACTTTCCCACAACAACCGAAGAATTTCTGAAAACCATCGCACACGGCAAAGAGCCGACCAGAGAGGACAGAGAGTACGCAGAAGCGCTGGGTAAGCTGTCCGAACTGAACTACCGGGCAGGGTACGAAGCGGGAGCATCCAAAAATAAGGGCTGAGTTTTGTGCAAATCTACAAACTTTTAGATTTTGTACAGATACCAGTACTACATTAAGCGTTTGCGTAATTGACAAGCCACAACATATTGCGTATACTGGTTGCACCCACATGAAGGGAGGTGAGTTTATGTACAGTCCTTATCTCGAACGCCACAATCACACGTTCACTGTTGCGCTAACCGAACGGCAGTTCCAGTGGCTGAAAGCCTATTGCACCGAACACAAGGTCGCGCAGGCCGCAGCCATCCGTGACACGTTCTTTGAGGTGCATCCCATCCCGGAGACCGATGAAAACGAAAAATGATACGTCCGCTAAAGTTTGGCGACAGCAGCGAACGTATCATCAAAACCACTGGAACAAGCTGTTCCAGCCTTATTATAGCAGGAATTGGCTTGTTCCGCAAGAACCATAGGAGTTTTTATGGAACAAAAGGTTAAATATGCTATCAATCTTATCAGCGAGAACGGACAGGTTGTCGTGTCCAGCCGCGAAGTAGCGGAGAACTTTGGAAAAGAGCACAAGCACGTTCTTCGCGACATCGAAAACCTGATGGGAGGAGAGCCCAAAATTGGACTGTCCTCTATGTTCTTCAAATCGGAGTACCTTTCAGTCCAAAACAAAGCGCTACCTGAGTATCTGATGAATCGCGATGGGTTTACGCTCCTTGCTATGGGATTCACCGGCAAGGAAGCCCTTGAATGGAAACTCAAGTACATTGATGCTTTCAATCAGATGGAGCAGAAGCTCACCAATCCCGAACCTGAATCTACGGAAATGCTGTTGAGCCGCGCTCTGATCGCCGCTAACAGTGTTATCGACACGGAGCGTAAGAAAGTAAAGGCTCTGGAAGCGGAAAACGCCAAGATGAAGCCTGATTCCGACTACGCAAAGGCGATGCTGCTCTCCGATGAAAGCCTGACTACCACACAGATTGCTATGAACTACGGCCTGACCGCTCGAAAGCTGAACAAGATTCTTGAGAAAATGGGCATCCAGCACGTTGTGAATAAACAGTGGATTCCTTACAAGAAGTATCTTGGCAACGGATACGTTGTCGGGCATCCGATCGAGCTGCCGAACGGCAAGACGAAAGAGGTCACTCGCTGGACAAGAGCTGGTCAGAAGTTCATTTACAGCAAGCTCAAAGAAGCGGGCTATCTGCCTGTTGGCGAGCAGATTAGAATGGAGACGTGCTGATGGACTATTTGAAGGAAGTGTTTCGGCTACAAGCTGAAAACAAGGAACATCAGGAAAACTTGAAGAAGTGGTCTGAAGCTCTCGGTCTCGCTCTGTCTATTCTGATTCCGGAAAAGGACAATCTTACAGACGAGGAAAAGAAAGAACGTGACAATATTTATTTTGCCGTTGAATCATGCGTAAAAGGATTCTGTACTAGCAGCCATGCCATCGGCTACAATGATTGTATGCTTGAAATGGCAAAGCACGGAGCAGCACACGAACCGATTATTTATCCCGAACAGTAAATAACACATAAGAAAAGCCAGTGGTTAGAGAACATCTAGCCGCTGGCTTTTTGTGTTATGGGTCAATCCTGCAAAGCAATGACTTCGTAGGAGCTATATCCAACAAACCCGGACGATGGGTAAAGTTCAAATGTTGTTGTTTGCCCAGACGGAAGTGCATCGGTTATGTATGTACAATCGCCACCCACAGGGACTTCGTTTCCTTCGGTGTCTTTCATTTTATAAATGACGATAACTTTTATCCAGTTGCTTGTGAACTGGCTATTGTTTGTAATTTGACCTGTGTAACGCAGATCGTACCCAGAGCCGCGTTTAGAAACATTGGTGACGGAAAGTTCACCAGCACGAATAGCCTGATTGGATGCGCTCGCTTTGTGGAAATTCCGCTCGTTTGCAGTGATAGTGTATTCCATTCTGGTTGGAGTAATGCCTTCGGAATCAAACGACACATATCCAGCGTACCAATAAGAATCTCCCTCTGCAATCCAGTCAAGGGTTTGTTCATCGGTTTTTAATACTGAACCGTCAGAACCGAAAACAGAGGCCTTTAGAGATACAAAATCAACGGCGTAATCGGGGTACGTATTCTCAACCAGTACAGCGTAGTAGACATAGTATCTCGTTTTTCCGTATTCGTACTTGGTTTCAAGGTGACTATGAGATTCCTTAATTTTAACAGTTCCTTCTTCGTTAGTTTCTTCTAGTTGAGCAGGGGATGCAATCTCATCCGGCTTTTCGACAGCTATCGCACATAAAGGCGACATTAAAAGTACGGCCGCTGCCAGAGCTGCCGCAATGATTCTCTTTCTCATTTTTGACTCTTCCTTTCTTTGGTCAGAATTTTATATAGCGTTTGAAATACCATGTGCCATAAGATACACGCCAAAAGCCAAAAAAGCGGCGCCGATAATGATGCCCCATATTGAAGCGGCAATCTTTTCGTTCTTTTCTCTCTTTTCTTTGTTCTTATCATTCTTTTGATTCATTGCAGATTCCTCCCTTTCAAGGCTTGTAAGGCAAGTATAGCACAGAACACAGACCCTTTGTAGGGGTCTTTTTTGTTTTTGCGGGAAATTTTTGAGATTGACAATAGGGGTGGGGTAATTTTTTGAGCCTTTTTTTATTTTTTCGGTGGTTGAGAGACTGACCGGGCGGGGCTGGGCGGCGGCTATATACCCCGCCGGTGGAGACCCCAGCCCCCAGCGCACCCGGACAGCCTGCACAGCACAGGCTGCAAGGCAGACCACGCCACGCACCGACACACACGCCCGGACGCTGGGCACGCTGCACCGGGAAATCAGGACGGCGGCGGGTGCTGGACTGCCTGCAATGTGTCCGGCAAAGTGTACAATTTCAGACGTTCAATTTTATCCATATTTATATGGATATATTTTGCTAAAAGCATTGACAATCCATATATATATGGATATAATATAATCAATCCAGATAAATATGGACTACAACCACAATACACCAAAACAGGAGGACAAAAACCATGAAAAAATATTACCACGTTATCACTGATCGAAACGATGAATACATCTCGACCGTTGCAATTGCTGAAAGCCTTGAATCTGTAAAGGCTCACTTTGCAGGTCAGAACGTCCGTGAAATCATCGAACTTAACGCCGCACAGGTCAACACCATTTCCGCAGCGGCTGCAGCAACCATCATTGACCTTACCACGGAACAGCCCCAGACTGCCACCCCTGATTATACCGCACTTGCAGATACCATCCGCGCCGAGCTCAACGCCCGCCACGATCGCAGCGCGTGGGATAAGGCCGTTACGTTGTACGCGCTTGACCTGCTGGAAGATGTGCAGGAGGGTGCGGACAACATGGAGCGCCTGCCTCTTGACGGTGCAGAGCTTGAGCGGTGGGCGCTCAACGGTGCAAGCTGCTGGGAGCAGTACAGCAACGGCGGTTGCTCCATCTGCTATAACGCCGATATTGCCGCCCGCGTTTGCACCCCGTCCGAACTCAAGCGCACCGACGGCGGCATGAACAACCCAAACAGCCGCGAAACGTGGCTTGACGTGCAAGCCCGCGCACTGTATCAGGCTTGCAACCGTATCCGCACTATTTGCCGCACCAACGGCCTGTATTGCAAGGGGGTGCAGTAATATGTTGGTACTCGATGCAACCCAGTGGGCCGCCCTCTGGTACGTGGGCGGCATGGTCTCCGGCGCGCTGGTAATTATTGCATTTCTAAATAGCTAATAAGGAGGGGCAGAAAATGACAATCGACATTTACAAACCGGTGCTTAATATAGAATATCGCGGCAACGTAAAAGCCGCTATCCGTGCCGGTGCTTACAGTGTATGGGACGCAGAACGCATTACCGGGGCTTTTAATTTTGGACACGGTACGCAGGCCGATTTTGAGCGGCACAAAAAAGCAAATTCTGCCTTGCATCTTTTTATGGAGGTATAAAAATGTCTGATTTTGAAAAAAGAGTAAACGAGTATAGGGAAAACAAACGTTTAATAGAAGAGCTTGAAGCAATGAACGACGCAATTAGAACAGATATAATTGCAATGATGCACGGCGCGCCCGAAATGGTACAGGGCACTGCAAAAGCCATTTATAAGGACGTGCAGAGCGTCCGACTTGATAGCAAGCTACTCAAGACGCTGTACCCGGACGTATACGCAGAATGCAGCAGCAAAACCAGCTATAAGCGATTCAGCGTGGTATAAGGGGGTGCGACAAGTGATATTATCCTGTATTCTGTTCGTTTTTTGGTTTTTCTCGGCGCTGTTTAAAGCGTCTAAATAATGCAAATCGGATACTTTAGCGGGGCTGCACCGTAAAGCAACCCCACCCCATTGCCCAAAAGGGCCACAAAAAAACTTTGGAGGTATCGCTTTATGAAGCAACGAAAATGGTTTTTTAACAACGGTGCAAATTTCGAACTGTTCAACGTGCTTTTTGACTGTGACGGTTTTCTTGTTGTCCAGAACGACGAAACTAAAGCTATTTCTTTCGGCACAGCAGATTGTTTTGATTCTCTTTTTGGATTTCCTGTGAATCAGTCTTGCATCACTAAGGACGAAGCAATTTCTATTCTGCATGAATGGATTAAGATTGATGAAAGTTATAACTTTCCAACTTCTCGCTGGGAAAATATGATTAGTGCCATCAAAGCGACGTAGTGGCTCCACTATGGCCGCGTAGCACAAGAGCAACCCCGCCCACGTGGCGGGGCTTTTCTTTTGCCTTGCATCTGCTGAGGGTGTAGGGCTTTTATTTTGCCCTGCTGCAATACAGCCCCATACAAGCGTTTACAGCGCGTTTTGTACCGTCCATGCAGTTATACCGCCAACGCTACAAAACAGCGCACAAAGCTTTACAGGCGTTTTTCCTGCAATTTGTACCGCTCAACCGCCCACGATACCAGACCGACACAAGCGGCTATAATACCGCCTGCGACACGTTAGAGCGTATCACAGCGCCGCAGCACCTCCAGCGCATACCAGATACCAACGCCACGCCGGGGCTCTATACAGGCCATCGCAGCCGCCCTATTATAATAATGTATATAAGGGCGCGTCCCTGTTATGGGGATCCATGCCAGACGGCGCAACACATCGCAGGCCATGCAAACCCGGCGGGGTCAGCTCCTACCCTCTGCGGATCGCTGGCAAGTGCTGACAGCGTGTCAGCAGTACAAACCCGGCGCACCTGCTGAGGGGTAAGCATCTCCACCTGACAGGGTCAGCCCGGCGGCTTTCAATCTGGCACCGGTCAGCAGTCAGGGCGCACCGGCTGGCACCCTCCACCCGGCGGGGCAGTCCAGCAGTAGGGACGCGGCAGGCGGCGCAAAACCATTGGCGGCTCTCGCCGCATCTCTTTTCGGGCTTTCGCCCGATAGCTAATAGAGGTCAGCAATAGTCGTAGCGTTCCGGCTGGAATAGTCGTAGCCAATAGTCGTAAAGTCGTCAGACGACCACCGTTTGAAAGTCCTATATATCGTATAGTAGCAAGCAGCCCGCTGATAGTCGTAGAGTAATAGTCGTAGCGTTTTCTTGCGAATCATCGTCAAATAGTCGTGTATTTTTTGTGTAAAATAGTCGTTCGCCTTTTAGAGAAAGAGAGGTGCGATAGTCGCTAAGTCGTCCGACACCCCAAAAATCAATATGTGTCTTGACATCTGTCAATTTTAACCTCAATCGCATTACCTCAAAATCTTTAACAATCGTACTTATTATAATAGTCGCAGACAATTACTCAATCTTTTTAACTATTATTCCGTTAGAATAGTCGTATCATCCGATTCGGTTCGTTCTCTTTCGATTTAATTCCCGACAACTACAATCATATCATACAAACCAACTAGGATTATTCATTCGACAAATATCTCAATACTTTTAACTATCTAATAAGACTGCCCAGCTAGTCAGACGTTTTCAATTTACAATCAACTGCTTATGCCACTATGCAACATTTCTACATATTAAACCGACTACAAAATGAAATCAATTCTCCATGTAAAGTAGTCGTAGACCATCCACCAATTCGAACCTCACGCCAGTTCTTGCCTACGGTCTGCTCTGCTGGCTAACGGTATAGCTTTGGAGATAGAGGGTCGTAGGGAGAAAGAACCTTTGCAGAAACATCTGGTTGTCACTTTCAGTTGTCGCACCATTTTCGGCGTGGGGGCCTCAAACAATTTATTTGTTTGAGGGGGGAGTTAGGGGGATTATAGGGGGTAATAGGGGTTGTAGGGGAAAGAGGGGGAAAAAAGGGGGGAAGATTGCATGCAAACGCATCATGTGCATCCATTTGCATTCAAACGCATCACGCTGATAGTCGTAGCCATATCAGCCCAAACGCTACTCGATCGAGACAGTTTCTGTGCAAAATCAGGTCTTGCCGTTTTCTCTCGATAAATAACAAAAGAAAAAAGCACGGAATAGTCGCAGAGGGTAGTTTTACCACCTGATACCATTCCATGCTTTCTGATACAGTAGTTTTGTAGCCGCGCGAGCTAAGATTAGATATTCTTGCTCTCTCTTGCCTTACGCAGACGTTCTGCCAGTGCTGAACGCTGCTCTTCGCTAATTTCACGAGTGATGGGCGAGCGGAACTTCACAAGACGTTTCGGCATCGAATAAGTCTTGGATTCCTTGCACCGCTTGGCAGACAGTTCCTCCATGAACTTGTACGTGTCAGGAAACTGCTCGCACAGCTTGTCCAGCTTGCGGATATAAACCGGGTCTGCCGTGTAGACCTCTGCGGTATCCTCTGCTGCGTTGAAGGTGATGATGGTTTCACGCTCGATGTTGGTAAGTGCCATAATTGTTTTCTCCTTTGCGTTATTTCTGGTTGGCTTTCGTTTTTGAGCAATCGTAGCAATACATACACCACTCACATGGAGACGTTTTGTAACAGATTTCTCCCTTCTCTTTTGCCTTGCGATATTTGGCTTCTCTCGCTTCTTGTTCCTTGCGTTCTTTTTCATGCCGTCTGTGTGCATTGGCAATGATGATAGCATGAACAGCAGCCATGTTTGGAACCATAGTCTTTTCCTCCTGTATTTTGTGTAGTGAAAAATATTTATTGGGTTCAGACATTAACTTTATCGCCTAAACCCTGTTATCTGTTTTTCTTGCCTATTCTACTGTGACGATGCGAGCGCAGGAGCGATGCTAGGCTACTATCACTCAATCGCTTCGTATGTTTTCTCGAAAATGTCAGGTTTACACGGGTAGATTTCGCCATTTACGCCACGAATGATATAATCGCCAGTCCTCGCAATCATAGTCCCTTCAAGCGTTTTAATCTCGCACCACGCAGGATCATCGTGAAATTTTCCGAAGTCATGCGTGATAATATCATTGCTGCTTACTGCATCTCAGAACCAATCTTCCCCAACAAGGCCTCGTGCATTGAGCTTGAATGCTTCGATAACAACTGGCTTCTTGCGGTATTTCATGTTTATTCTCCTCCTGTTACATCCACACGCATTCTTTGAACTGCTGTGTTTCCATCTGGAACGTGATGTCCAGTGACCCTACGTTGCCCTCTTTGTTCTTCTCAAGCGCAAAGTGATAATGCGGCTCAGGCCGCTTTTTCGTGGTCACGTTCTGCGCCAGCAGGATGATTGCATCTGCGTCCTGCTCGATTTGCCCGGATTCTCGTAGGTCTGCGGCGGTCGGTGGGATGCCTGCTCTTGCGGTCTCTCGATTAAGCTGTGCAAGTGCTACCACCAGCGTTCCTGTAGACTGTGCGAACTCATGCAGTGCCATGCTGATTTCCGTGACGGCACTGTATCGGTCTTTCGCTCCGGCTTGATGAATAAGCTGCAAATAGTCGATAAACACCACTTTGGCTTGCATCCTGATGGACTGCGTTCTAATCCATCCAACGCTCTTGCCAGCGGCAGAGCGGACGAATAGCGGATATTTCTTGATGGCTGCCAGTCGGTCAAGCTCGTTAACGCTGACGGTCTTGTTTTTGACCGTATGCAGCGGTACGCCTAGCTGGTTTGCTATGATACGAGCATAGAGCGTGTCCGGGTCGGTCTCTAGGCTGAAATACGCCACCTTGCGTCCGTTCTTGGCTATTTCACAGGCAAGTTGCAGGGACAGAGCAGTCTTACCAGCAGACGGTCTTCCGCCGATCACAACGAAGTTTCCCGGCACAAGATGCAAGTTGTTATCCAGCACTCTAAGCCCTGTGCTGATATACTCCGGCTTATCATCCAGCTTGCGGATGTAATTGTCTATGCCATCGCACATCGGGATGAAATCGCTTCTCTCGTTGTGCAGATTGATAGCTTCGCCTAGCTGCTCATAGATTCCTGTCAGGTCTGCGTATCTTGTTGAGCCATCAACGATTTTGAACGCAATCTCTCTGGCTCTGGACAATGCTGCCTGTTCCTTGACGATTCTAGCCCATCCAAGCATCATGTCGTGGGTTACGTTTCGGATGAACTCTGCACCAAAGGCATCCAGACATTCACCCATTGACTTTTTGCAGTTATCGTACCGCCCCATGACTTCTACCGGGTTCCACTTGTCGTTGTGTTCCCAATAGCCGCGAATGGCAGCGAATGTATCACGCAATTCAGGACAGAAATCGTCGATTTTAAGGTCTTGCAGCACATCGGCGTATTCTGAGAACGTGAGGACTGCCCCCAGCAGGATGTATTGGGTCTGATTTTCAATATTCACCGCAGAAAGTCTCCCTCGTCAGGCAATTCAGCCATTGTCTGCTGATAGCCGACGTTCCAGTCCTTCACGTTACGCATCCAGTTCCGTGCAGCAGCTTTCCAGTCCTTCATTGGCGATTTGCCGACCTTCCAGCCATTTGCCGTGAAGTGGTCAACAAATCGCTCTGCTTCTGATTCCATGTAACCCTTGTCCGCAAAGTATTCTTTGGCTTGCTCGACAGTCGGTGCTTTGAAGCGTTTTACTTCGTTGGTATTTTTCTTTTCACATTTTTCTTTTTTATCAGATTCAGATACAGAATCAGATACAGATAAGCTACCATTCGTATCAGTTGGTATGTTTGGTATACCATTTATACCATTCGTATCCTGTGATACCATTGGTATGCTTTCGTATTTTTTATCGTTCCAACGCTTGTTTATATTTTTCTTGTTTGCTTCTCGTCTACGCTTATCACGTTCTTCCATTTTCTGCACGTTCATATCATCAAACGCCTTAACGACTTTCCAGAGCATCCGCATAGCACGGTCGTTGTCGTATGCTGGCTCAAGCCCAGTCTCAACATACTGCGCATAGTTGCGGATGAATGCTCCAAATTCCTCGTCTGTTAGCTCGTCCATCGCATGAACGTGTTTCAACAGAAGAATCATTGATGTTCTCGGCTTGTGTTCCTGCTCCATACTTAATCCTCTTTGTAGCGTTTGTTCCATGCTTCGATGGCTTTTTCTTCACTAATCGCATCAGATGTCTCAACTCCACAATTATTGCACATCACAAAATAAGTCATACCGTATCCAAACGGACGAATCAATTCTATTTTGGGCGGCTTTGCACCGCAGAACGGGCATCTCTTGAGTTCTTCCATCCTTTTTCTCCTTTATATTGTTCTTACTGCTCTTTTATTCCAGTCTATAATTGCTGATGGCAAAAAAGAAAAAGTTTGAGAATATCTGCCGCATTTATCGCATAAAACTACATAATGCTCATAAACACCAAACGGGTCTTTTTCTTTTTCGATATGTGGCTTCGCTCCGCAAAGGCATAATTTCAATTCTGTCATTTCCTGAACCCTTCTCTCGTTCTCGTGATTCGCTTATGCACCTTGACAGGTCTTGTGCCTTTGCCGTAAGCTGGGCGGATATGTTTTGCCTTGATATATCCACAAGGAGGCTTCGGCCCGAAGTCGAAAAGGCTCAAGTCCATAATGATGATGCCAAACTTCTTGTTTGTCATGTTTAGCCCTCCTATACCATCGGAAACGCCATCCAATGCGTCACCGTTACATTTTTCGGCAATCTCTCACCTATCTCATCCCAGAACTGACCGTCTGCGTAACAGCCAAGAAAGTACGCTGTTGGCGAGAATCCTTGCAACATTTTTCCATCTTTATCACGCCATGTTGTCTTGGTCGCAAGCAACAAAGGCTGCGTCCGCTCTCGTGGCGTTTCGCTTGCTGGATGCCAGAGTGTGTTAGCCATTTTCATACCCCGCAGCAGTAAGAACGACTACATATCCAATTAAGAAAATAGCAACATTGATAACCGCACAAGCAACAATCTTGATAACGGTGCTATCAATATATTCGTCCAAAATTTCCCAAAGGATATATCGCTCAAACAAATAAATAGGTGATACAAACAATATACCCACCATCGTTGTCAAAACGATGCCTAAGGAGGCCTCACATATCGGCATTACCTTTTCCCCTTTCAATCTCCATCCCACACGCCGTCAGGACGCATTCTTGCAAACGCCAGCAGACCGTACAGGGCGCGTTTGGCGTTACCTTCTGTGGCGTTCCAGTAGTCGCTATCGTCCACATCGTCACCTAGCGCAGAAATAGCCTTTTCAAGCATCGGGATGCTTTCTGCGCCTGTTTTGCCATAGATGGAGCGAATGTCCTCGCTACCCAACACATCATCACGACGAAAGTGCTTTCCATAATTATAGGTGATATTAAGCCACAGTTCCTTTGTTCCTCCAATGGAACGAGTACCTCCAGCAACAAAGTGCGTATCATCCACTTCAAGCGTTTCATGCGTTACAGGGTCGCACAGCGAAATATCATAACTCATCTTTCTTCTCCCATTCCTTGCATCCGCGTTCGTCCCACACAAAGTCTGCAACGTGTTCTGACTGGTCGTTCACACACACGCCCTCCGGCTCCGCGTACCATTTGCAAGAGCCACAGGACGGTTCGGATTTGTTCTTGCAGGATTCTGCCGTGCATCGGATGGCCTTTCCAGCAGAGAACTGCTTGATGCCCATGCAAGAGCAATGTTCGGTGGTGCAGTAAAAGTTCATTCCTCTATCCCCTTCCATCCGATAAACTCACACAATCCAACGGTGTTATTGGAGCAACGATGAATGAGGACTTTATCGCTTATTTTAAACTTTGCGATAAATCCAATCTTGCTTTCTTCCATTTCGTTTTCAAACATCCAATCAACAATGTCTTTGTCGATTCTGACATCGCCTTCGTCCGTCATGGTTGCAAAGCACTGTTTGCATCTGTAAAGAGCGCACTTTTTCATCTTCTCTGTCCTCTCTTTCCCCTGTTGAACCGCCCGATCACTCGCTTATACTCTGCATAACACTCCGGGCACAGGTCGCCTGTGTCCCTGCGCCACGCCCAGTCCTTGAAGTATTCGTCAGGGTTCATCATCCTGCCGCCCAGAACCGCTCCGCAGCGGTCACATACTCGCTTATGGTAGATTCCTCTGTCAGTTTGCATTAGCTCTCCTTTTCGTCAAATTTCTTCTGCATCTTAGTTCTCAACGCTTCGATACGTTCCTTATCGTCAGTGATAATCTCATACTTGTCGCCAGACCAGCCAAGCGGAACATCTTCCGTGTATTCGATATAGATTTTTTCCGGGTGCGTAGGTGGCTCATAGGGGAACGTCACGTTTTTGCGAAAGCGGCTACTTGTAAGCCACGTAAGGCCACCGTCGTCGGAATAAGCGATTGCGTCAATGTCATGTACTTCAATCGTGTTACCTTGTGCATCAGTGGTCTTGAATACGCTTGAGCATCGTTTATTTTGGAAGCATCTTTTCCCCATTTCTTCCGACACATTAATCCATTCATCATCTTCGCCAGTCAGCGGAGTAATCGGCTTGAAGCGCAAAAGCCGCTCCAGAATAGACATTGCATATCCAGCGGTAAATCCGCTATGGCCTTGACTTGCAAAAAGTTCAATAATGTCAATGATGTTCTTATTGATTGCATTCTGCAACCCGTCTCCGTCTTTCGTAATACGTGCAAGTTCTGATTTTGCATATTCTACGGAACTGCTCATTTTATTTGTCCTCCCCAACGTCCTTGAACAGGATTTCTTTGTCGGCTTTCTAGTCTTTGATTTTGCACGGAATATGTTTCCCGTCAATCAGCTTTTGTTACGACTGTATCTGCTCCATTGACAGTAACCCATCCATGCTTCAGTCTGGCTTCAGCTTCTTTCATCTGAATCAGTTCGGGAGTGATGGATTCCGACACGATACGATTCGATTCTGCTTCTGCCTGTGCTTCGATCACTTTCACATCGGCTTCCGTCTGAGCCTTTACCTTGTCCGTCTCAGCCTGTGCAAGAGCAGTCTGCTTGTTCAGTTCAGCGATTTCAGCGTCCTGCTTTGCTTGTTCTTTCGCTCTAATCTTTTCAGTCAGGGTGTCATCCAGCTCTACGTCAATAACAAGGGCACTTGAAACGTTGATTCCGTATTCATTGGTAAGCTTTTCGTTCAAATAATTTGTGATTGCGTTGTTTACTTCTGTTTTCTTTTCAGAATAAATATCCATTACAGAAAACTGGGGCGTTACCTCCTTGACGTAGGCGATAATGCTGTTCTGTATGCGGCTTTCCACAAGCGTTTCACCATCCATTCCGTTAAAGCGGCTGTAGAGTTCAACAACACGGTCTGGAATGAAGTTATAATTTACGGTAAGGTTTACCCCAACCATTCCACCGCTTGCAGGAGCATCAATATGCCAATCTGCGTGTTCTTTTGCGTTATAATCTGCCGGGTCATCCGAAAAAATAAGTTGCTGCTGACTGATAGGGAACTTGCTAACGTGCTTCATGGGAGAGAGAAAGTGCCAGCCCTGTGACAAGGTGTTCTGCTCAACGCCTCGCGCCGAATAAACAACTCCAACATAACCAACAGGCACTCTTTCCAAACACAGCAAAAGAACCACTGCAACAAAAAATGCTGCTACCACAGAAGAAATAATAGTTGCTACCTTTTTCATGTTTTACTCCTTATCGTTAAAATTGTTGATAATCAAAAAGGCGACCGCCCAAGATAACAAAAAGAAAGCAATGAGTTCTTTCACTCCTCCACCACCTCTTTGTACTCCACGTCAATCCCCTTCGGCAAAGCCGTCTGGTACTTCTGCGCGAGCTCTTCAGGGCTTTGAGCATTTCCTAATGGTTGCGCTGGTGTAGCAACAGTAACTTCTACGTTATCCTTCATGCCAAAATAGTTTTTAGCTCGGAAGCACCACTCGGCAGGATTTTCCTGCCCATAAATGCCGTTGTATGCCCACATGGACTGCATTTTCAGAACAGTTCTAAGAATGTATTCTTGCTGTAAACTATCATTTCGTCTTTCTCCAAGCATGATTTGTTTCAAGCTAACCCACTTGATTCCGAGAGAAAGTGCAATCCATTCAATGACAGGAGAAATTCGTGCTATTTTGCAACAATTAAAGAAAAAATCCAGTCGATTTTTGACATCAATCGGATTGTCCATGTTCACTTTCGGAAGATTGTCGAAGTAGTCTGCCGCAATCATTCCTTGAATTTTTCTATCATCCTCACCATCGAGCAAAACGGACAAATCGTTCACATCAATTTCTCTGACTTTTTCCAATGCTTCCTGTTGCCTTTCCGCCAGTTTTTGACTGGCTTTCGACCTAATTTTTCTGTTCATGGCGTTCTTTTGCAGCCGCTTCTTTTCACGCTCTTTCTCACGCTTCGCAGCGGCTTCTTCTTTTGCCTTTTGTGCCCGCTTCTCACGCTTCTTCTTTTCAGCTTCGGTCAGCGGCGGCCTGCCACGACCACGCTTCGGGGGTGTTGCCAAGAGTTCTCACCTCTTCATCTTCATTTCGATGTAGTCCAGCTTTCGTGCAATCCACCAGATGGAACAGCAGTTGTCCAACTGCCGCCACCAAGCGCACTTTTCTTTCTCACATACGCAACGCCCAAGCGGATTGCTGGTCATCTTCATCGGGCAGTAAAGTTCGTTATCCATTAGTGCTCCTTTTCGATATGAACCCTTGCAACGCCGACCATCGCATCATCGGGACAGCCCATAGCCCTACCGTGACGGAGCGACACGCAATTATACGTTACTCCTGCGCTAACAAAAGATGCGCCCGTAATATTGTTCATTTTCATCAAGAGTTCACCGTTGTAGTAAAACGGTTCCCCTTCCTTGAGCGAATCAAAACGAACTTTCTTCTTGTCACACTCTCCACGAATTTCCATGCTTTACCTCCGCTCTATCATAACAGCCGTACAAACGACCAGACACACGTTGACGAACAACCAGACGAGCATTGCCTGACGTTCTTCAAACAGGTTGTCTGCTGCGTCTTTGATTGTCCGTCCGGACTGAACCACCACCGCCAGCAGGACTAGGCAGATCAGCCAGCGAGTTGCAAATTCAAACATTGTTATCCTCCATCAAATCGTCCATTCTCAACTGACCGCTGATATTGTCGTCTTCCATCCACCAGCGAAAAACGTCCATGCCGGTCTGCCAGTCGCACGGCAAACCTTTTGATTTTCTGACATCGAGCATTCGTTCAAACGCACGGATGTACATTTTTTCGTAGGCAGGCCAGCGCATAAACTCACGCTGTCTGCCCCCCCCTACCGGCCATAGGACAACCGATGCAGCCAACACGCTTCTGTCCTTCGCAGTAAAGCGGATTAACAGGCAGGTGTTCGCTGTGCGTGTAGTCCCACACATCATCGTCAGACCAGTCCACGATCGGATTGACGGTCATTTTGCCCTTAAGGTTGCAGGTTTCGAACAGCTGCCTTTTTTCATCATTGTCTCCCATAAGGATGATGCGCTTTTCCTTGTCACGATGGCTAAATTCCATCGTTCCACGGTTTTTCTTTCTGTTTGTTGATTCAGCCCAGCGAACGCCGGTAGCGATAAATCTATCGCGGCCAGTATTTTCTTTGAGAACGGCACAGCAATAGCGTACAAGTCTTGTCGGCGGCATCAGCTTTTGTGGAATCAGCGTCCACATGGACACAGGCTTGTCCTTGTAGCGTGGCATGGCAACGGAGCATTTGATTCCACGTTCTTCCATCGCCTTGAACTGCTCACGGATGAAATAGACCGTCTCCGGCGCATCTGCTGTGGTATGGCTGTTGACCACCTCAAAGTTGATTCCTGCACGTTCAGCCAGCGCCACAAGCACCTGTGAATCCTTACCGCCAGAGTATGTGACCATGAGCGGTTTCTTGTACCGATGCTCGGATAGCCGTGCAGCGTCCTGCAACCGTGCGATAGCAAGCTGTTCCTTATCCATCAGCTCCACCTTTCTCTCAGCTCTTTTTCGACCTGTTCTGACTTTGCGGTGATGTAATCTGCAAACTCGTCAGGGGTCATGTCCTCTTCTTTGAACTTGCCGACCATCTCCCAGTACCTGTCACCGATACGAATGATTTTCTGCACCTGTTCATCGGTCAGGTCTGCATCACACCGAAGATTCTGAATCAGTGCGCCCCATGTGGCGGCGATGCCATCCAGAGCCATGCGGAAGCCATACAACTGGTTCTGTCGTGCGATTTTACGGAGATTGGTTGGCTTGACCTGTTTGCCGCACAAAGGGCAGTTTCCGAATTTATTCATTGTTCTTTCCCTCTAGTTCAGGGCCTGTGATATTAGGCATCCAGTGGGTGACATCATCCAACATCAGATTTTCACTGCTCTCCGCCCAGTCTCCGCTTTCATACCGAAATGCGGTCAGGATAGAGCCGTCGGCACAATATGCAACGACATCCATCATGGGGGCGGGCGGGTCTTTCTTTGCATCTCTCCAGAGCTGGCTGGCCATTTCCTGCGGGTCAGCTTCAGGAAGAGCATCAATAACCCTGCTCACATCAGCCAATGTCTTGATGTAGCCCAGAGCGGCCTCCATGAAAAGATGCTGCTTCAGGGTTTCAACATCAAGATATTTCCGCTTGCTCACTTCTGTTCTCCTTTCAACCATTCGTTCAGCTTTGCCATGCAAGAGGGGCAAAGTCGAAACTCGCAGTCATACGGAGCACCAATACCCCACACACGCATCTCAATGTCGGTGAAATTGTTATATTCGTATAAAGGATACGTCTCCCCGCATCTATCACACTTAAACTTCTCTCCCATGTTTTCAGCCTCCCATTAGCGGGTCTGCGCACTCCCAACGGTAATCATTAAATCGGATTTCACGGTTGATGGTTGTTTCACCTTCAATGACTTCCATCTCCTGATTTACGCATCCACTGCTTTCAAATCCATAGAATCTGAAATCCAACCTATACTTTTTAGACATTTCTTCGTATGGCTCAGGTTCCATCGACCATGCAGCCATGACAGGAAGAACAAGAATTGCGTTGTCGCCATCAGCAATCTGTTCAGTGCAGAACTTTTCGACGAAGTTCTTCATAGTACCCTCGATGTAAGCGGTGTCTTTCACGTTTATGTAGAACGTCTCATCATCGTAAGAAAGCAATGCTCCATCATGGATTTCGTTGTAGACCCAATCTCCATTCGGAAACTTGTTTTTATCGAAATAGGGGCGGTCATAAACAGTCACGCAATCCGTAAACCAGCGCACGATGTTTTCGGGATTTCCACGGACTTTGAGTTTTCCTTCACACCAATTTGGCATTTTCGCTCTCCAATCTCTTTAGCAGCCCATCCACGTCATACCGCCAATGGACACGCAGCCTTTTTGCTTTGACCTCTATCCCCTCTTGCTCTGCCCACTGCCAAGGGATGCTCTTCCGGCTTTCGTTGTAACGGAACGCCAGAACCTTGCTGGCAGGGATTGCAAAGGTGCGGTTGACTGCCCTGTAATTGACTATCACATGGGCGGTCTGACCGCCGTACCCCATTGCATCCACCATGTCAGTGATGTGCTTTTCCTTGCGGTACTTGCACTTTGCCTTGTCGTACTTGCCGAACACCTTTTCAAGAGGGATAGAGGGCGTTTCTATGGTTTTTAGTTCAAACAAGTGGTTCATCGGGTATCGGTACACAAGGAAGTCGCAAATGTTGTCAATGGAAAAGGACAGGTTCTCATTGCCGCCATAGTAGGTGGCAGCACTGTCTTTCAGGCGGTAGCACCACGCATCGGATGGGACGGATGCCTTGAAATCTGCCTCAAACTGCTTGCCGGTGTTCATAAATCAGCCCGTCCATCGTTTTCTTCTCCATGTGTATGGATAAACATAAAGCATTCCTCTCTTAATCATTCTTTCTGTCATCTGTTTTGCCAGCTCAAGGGATGATGCTCTGGGCGCGAAAATCTGTTCCGGGTATTTGATTTCCACCATCAATCCGTTTCGGATAATAGATTTTTCGCACGGATACTTGTAACCGTCTTTCAGGATATAGCCGACCATCTTCTTACCGCTATGTGGTTTGAACCCATACCAAATGCAAGAAAGTGGGCTACTTTCAAACGGAACAAAAATCTGTTTATTTGAATCAAATTTGCAATGGCTGTTCAAAACAGAAGCGATGTGCTTCATCGTTTTCTTCGATGGGTTTCTCATCCTCGTTCACCTCTAAATTCACTGAATATGAGTTTCCTTGTCAGCAGGTTTTTCCATTTTCTTCATGATTCTCTTGTGTTCTTCAGTAGTCATGTTGTTCGGGAAGAAACACCTGTCAACCATTTCAAACGGCTTAATATAATGGTCAAGAACATCTCGCGCTTCTTTTCGTGCCTTTTCAGCACACATCTCGATATATTCTTCTTCGGTCATGTTGTAATCGGTGACACAATCGACCACCGAAGAAAACCGACACAGCAAACCGTTAGGCTGTCTTGCAATAAAAGCTCCCATTTATCGTTCACCTCTAAATTCACTTCCGAGAAACCGTTTCTTGCCACGTTCCCGGTGCTTGTCCTCATAATCACGGTGGTACACGCTCTGGCTGTGGTTCAGCTCATACACGAATGCCTTGCGCTCCTCAAAGTCTTTCTTCTCTGCCTTGTACTTCTCGCAGGTGTCGTGGCAGGCTTGGTGGCGTGATGTGCAATCTTTGCAACAGGTAATCATTCTTCGCCAAATCTCCTTTTTGTTACAGCCATCGGGAACTCTTCGATTTCGCTTGCCCAGCGTGCAGTGCCCTCGCCGTATGCTCTTTGCCAGACCAGAGGGAAACCACCCAGACCATCGAACAGGCTACCCAAAGTGGGCTTTTCTTTCAGGTAAGGGCGCATCCTCTGTGCCAACCAGAACCACTGCGGCAAAGCGATCGAGTTGCCCAGAGCCTTGTACCGTGGGCTGTCAGCGTACTTGTGCTTCTTGCCCTTACTATCCGTCCAGTCGCCAATGTTGGTGTAATTGTCAGGAAATCCTTGTAGCCGCTCACATTCAACAGGGGTCAAGCGGCGAACAATCCAACGGATAGTTTTCTCTGCAACCAGACACTCGCTGCCATTGCCAATGTTCCCTGCTTTCGCTTTCAAGGTTGAGCATTTGTCGCTTTCTTTGTAACTGCTAAACGGCTGTTCGCTGAAGGTCTGACGCTCAGTTACAATAGCCGTGTAGTCTGTGATTCTGTTTTCGTGGTCGCCTGTTATGGTTGGACAAGTTCTGCCATCTCCATTTCCCCTTGCGTCATAGATGACTTTCTCGCTTGTTCGATCACATCCAGAAGGGCTTCTCTGAGAATGTCCGGGAGTGGCTTCCCACGCCTTGATGCTCTCGTCAGGATTCCCTGACAGGCTCGTGCGCTCAAAAAGTATTTCTGCGGCACGTTGTCCTCCAAAGTCTGCAACAAGAGCGATTCTCTTTCGGCGTTGGGCGATTCCAAAATATTGACTGTCCAGCTGTCGCCAAGCCAGAGACCATCCGTTTCCGGCGATTGCTCCTGCTTTGCTCCATCTGCCCCCCTTCGGAGGTCTAGGAATTGAAGCGTCTGATTCTTCCACGCGGGCAAGTTCTTCCAGCACGGCTCTGAAATCTTCTCCTTTGTTAGAACTGAATGCTCCGGGCACATTTTCCCAAACAGCGAAAGTTGGATACATTCCATTGGTGCTTGACCTCATTTCTTTTATGATTCGAACCGCTTCCATGAACAACCCAGAGCGCTCTCCGGCAAGTCCCACCCTGCGTCCAGCAATGGACAAATCCTGACACGGACTGCCGAACGTGATACAATCCACAGGCTCTATCTGGTCGCCGTGAATCTTTGTGATGTCGCCCAAGTGTTTCATCTTTCCAAACGCCCGTCCAGCCAGATAGCGCAGCTCTTATATAAGGTAGGCGGTCAGGACTTTGCCGAAGCGAAAGCCTTGCTCATATCAGCGATAATGTCGTATCGGTCTTGATATTTGCTGTACACAGTCGTTCCGGTTCCAAGACCAATCTGTGTCTGGTTGATGGAAGCAGGAACTATGTAAATGCTTTCCTTCTCTTCGTTTTTTGCGATCAAAAAGTAAACATCACAAGTCGGAAAGCGTTTTTCAAGGTTAAACGAATAGCAAAAACTCTTATTTGCTTTGCTCGGCCTTGCCGTTTTCACATCAACCTTAACGCTTCCATTAACATAAAGGTCATAGGCGTATCTAGTTGACATTCGCTCAACCGAAAATCCATGTTCTTCCAGCAGTTTTGTAGCAAGGTCTTCGCCATACTTTCCGAATTGCGTTTCGCTTTCTTTCATTTCGACATTGAGGATTTCAGCTATTTTGTAATAGCCACCCGGAAAACGGCGAATTGCATTTGTCAACTTGTCATTTCCGTAATACTCGCTCAATTCACTTCTTGATGGCATTCTGGTTAAACCAGTGGCAGACATACAGGCTTTCACATACAGCAAGATTTTATCTTGCGTCCAATGCGTTTTTTCTTCCTGATTCATGCGCATCTCCAATCAGAATGGCAACGAACCATCATCGTCAATCACAGAGAAGTCGTCTGCGTTGCCCTGAGAGTAGTTTTGCGGTGCATCCTGCGCCCGATCGGTGGGCTTGCTGTCAGACTTTCCACCACAGAAGTCAACCTTGTTCGCCATGATTTCCGTTGCGGTGCGGTTGTTTCCCTGCTTGTCGGTATACTTCCGGGTCTGGATGCTACCAGTCACCAGAATCAGGCTGCCCTTCTGGAACCACTTGGAAACGAACAGTGCCGTGTTTCCAAATGCGGTGCAGTTGAAGAAGTCGGTTTCCTTCTGACCGCCGCTCTGACGGTCACAAGCAATGCTGAACGTGCAAACATCCTTACCGGACTTCGTGACCTTAGCTTCGGGTGTGTGAACCAGACGACCCTGAATTGCGATAGAGTTAAGCATTGTTTAGCCCTCCTTCGGCTGTTTCTGAGCACAGTCCCAGCACAGGACGCGCCCAAAGCGTTTCTTTGTGCTTCTTGCAGTTTCAAGCGGAGTGACGGTTCGGTTGTTGTACTGAATAGGCTGCAACTGTTTTCCACAACAAGCGCATGGGGGAATGGTTTCCGCTTCCGTTTGCTTCTGCGCAGGCTTGTTTGCCCTGCTTGTGGTCTGCTTCTGGTACTCGTCCGTGTCAGCGTCCTTTGTATCGTCAATACAGAACAAACCGTTCAGAGCGTACTTTCTGGCGTAGCTGCTTGCAGTGCCGGTAAGTTGGGAATCTGACATACCAGATTGCTGCTTTGGCTCTCTGGCGTATGCCGTGTTAGATATTTTGTCTCCGGTCTCCGAATCGTAGATGGTTGCAGTCGCTTTGATATAGTGGTACTCTCCACTCTGTACAGGCTCGTCTTCAAGAACAAGACAGGCTCCGTATTTCGCAAGGAGGGGTTTTACTGCTTCCAGAATGTCTTCGCAACTGCGGTAATTGTACTTACCAAAAGAATTGCGCTGGCTTTTTGGGGCTTTCAGCTCGCCTTGAATTTTGGAAAGCTTCACAAGTGTTTCCATATTTCTCCTTCCATAAAGCATCTTTTGCTTTCTTAGCTTCTTCTATGGTTTTGAATCGGTATGTTTTGCCGCTAAAGTGGAATGAATATCTGCGTTTCAAACCTTTCGTTGAACGGTCTTCGTAGATTCCGTACTCGCCAGTTAAAGCGTTTCTGGACTGAACAGTATTTGCAACATTATCAGCTTGGGTTACGCAGCGAAGATTTTCAATCCTGTTGTCTGTTCTGATTCCATTGATATGATCGATCACTCCAATAGGCATTAGCCCATAATGAAGTGCGTACACAAGGCGGTGCGCTTTGTATTGTTTTCCTTTGATTTTCACAATCAAATAACCGTCTTTATCGTAGCTTCCTGCACTGTTTTTCCTGTCTTTTCTGTGTAATGTACCGCCAGAATCAACGTAAAACCATTTGCAAAGATACTCAACAAGTTCCTTATCGGTCATGGAATCGCCCTCCTTTCTTTGGCTTCATTAGGATTCATTGTTATTACTTTGGCTTAATACGGCTGTGCAAAAATCAACCAGCCATTAGTTCTGCCAACTGTGCACGGAGGTATTTCAACTCCGCTTCCCTGTCCTCGATTTCAGACTGCAAGCCCTCGATCTCAGCCAGACGGTCAGCTTCTTTAGCTTCTGCCATCTGCTCGTTGGTCATAAAGTACACGCCGTCCTTCGGTTCTGTCACGCCGCCGAATCTATCTAAGCTCACGCTAATCATTCTTTCTAGGCCGTCCTCTCTGTTTTCTGTGCTCTTGGATTTGAAGAGCTGAGTACCACTGGCTTGTGTCGATTTCAATAGTAGACCACCGGTAATCGCATTCTTTATTCAAGCAATGCTTTCTGCGAATAATGCAATCGTCCTCGTTCCTGGTGTCTACAGTCGTGACACTTTCCTGTCCGCACATCGGGCATTTCACTTGGCATCCCTCCACTCGTTTGTGTGATGCGGAATGCGCTTAATTTTCCGGTTTTCTTGTTCCGTGCGTTTGTTTTCAGTGCTTACGCCAATTGCGGCCAAAATCAGAGCTACAAGAAATACAGCCAGAGCGAGGAACGTGTATCCAAGCATCTCCCGTCCGTTCGCCGCACTTTCAATGGCGTTTCCGCACCCAAGAGCTACGATAGCAAGCAAAATGCTCATACAGCACAGAACCGTTCCTTTAGCTGTTTTCATCTCTCTTCACCTCTTTCAAAATAATGTCGAATCCGTTCGGCTTGTTTTCGCTAATGGTAATCTTTGCATTCAGGGCCTTTGCGATTTTTAGAAGCGTATCGACCCGAACGGAACTTTTCTGCTTCTTTCGCTTGCCCAAGATGCTGTAAATCGTCGGTCTTGATACTCCCGATTTACGGCTAAGGTCGTTGATGTTGAAGTACCTGATCTTCATTGCATCTTCCAGCGTCATGCCTTTTTACCGACACCGAAAATCCAGATGGTTGCCATCAGAGCGCCAACACCAATGATGCGCCATGTCGCCTTAGCTCCGACCAAAAGCTCGATATGATGCACCAGCCAGAAGTTCAGCAGGAATGCTGCGAGAATCAACGCTAAGACAATGCCCCAGATCAGGACAATTTCCACAAGTGCTTTCATTTCTATCCCCTTTCGTTTATTTTTTCGCCATAGCGAGGCGTTCCGATGCCATGCCACTGCAAATCCATACTGATCTGCTCTGAGCTACTCCATTGCAAGTCAATTCCATGCAATTCCATTGCAAATCGGCTCTCTTCAATGCGTTGCCATTCTCCACTCCGCTTTGCCGTTGCGACTCGCTTCTGCTCCATGCTTTGCCTTTGCTTATCAAAGCTACACCTTGCATCCATAGCCATTGCTTTTTCAAGCCTTTCCTTGCCATTCCATTGCTCGTCTGAGCCTTGCTTCGCCATGCCACTGCATTTCCATGCTCTTCTCAGCCACGCCTTTGCAAATTTCCTCAATTCTTTGCATTGCCTTTGCTTCGCGGTTCAAAGCCACACTTTGCTATTGCTTCGCCTTTCATTGAAAAGCTGTGCCTTTGCAACACAAATCACTGCGGGGCCTTTCCGTTGCGGTCAACTGAGAACTTCATAGGTATAACGGCCTTTGCCACTGTTGCGCCACTGGCCGATGCCACGCAGAGCGCCGTAGTCCAGCCACTCACGCACTACCTTCTCGTGAGAATCGTCCAGAAGAACGATTTCAAACTCGCAGGTCGAACCAGCGGGAATCTGCTCGCTGTTGGCGAGGCTCACCCGCTCGCCCTGCGCCGTCTGTGCGCGGAGAGGGCGCTGACACTCGGTAATCTCACCGTTCACATGAATGGGAATCATACGGGGCTGAACAAAAATCAGACCATCAATGACCTTCTTGTAGGCTGTCAGCTTGCCAGATTCGTTGACAGCTTTCTTCTTGCCGGTTTCGGTCTTGCCGCCGATACGCCCCAGCATACCGCAAGCATCCTTAAACATGCCTTTGATCTGGTAGTCATACAGGATGGGTTCGCCGTTTTCATTGCGGGGAAACACGGTCATGCCTTTGTCTGCCACAGCATCTGCGCCCAGAGCGGCCACTTCGTCCTCAATAGTGCTTGCATCAGGGGACTTGCTGGCGATGAACTCTCGCGCGATGTTCTGGTTGCTAGGCCAAGTGCCGAGAACTGCTTCGATGAATGCGATTCTTACTTTGATTTTTTTCATTTTTGTTCACTCTTTCTTTCTCGATATGTTCCAGTCTTAAAGGTTCACGCTTTTGCCAGTGCTTCTGCCACGGACTGCTTTTGTTGAAGTTGTTTATTGCTTTCTTCATCGTTTGCCATTCTTCGCTTGCGTTGGATGTGTTCCAGCCGTTCCTTCTCACGGCTGTGCCAGCGGATTTCACGCTGGCCGTAGTATTTACCGTTCATCAGGAGCCTTCACCTTTCCCTGTGCAAGTAAAGTACTGTAATGGCCGTAGCTCATGCCGTATCGCTTTGCGGCATCGTTCATCTGGCGTACGGTATATTTTGGAGGTTCGTGCTTTTGAGGTCTCTCACGTTCTGGTTCCTGCACATCCCAAGTAATTTTGAACTCGCCAGATGCTTTTAGTTCATTCAGTTCTTTTTGCCTTTTGGCTTTGTACTTTTTGGTCAAAGCCTTGTTTGCATCTGCTGCGCATTCAGGGTGATACTTCTGAGACCAGACCTTCCGAACCATAGGCTTTTTGCACCAAGCGCATAAAGCCGGTTCCGGCTCAGCCTTGATTCCTTTCTTTATAAGGGCCTGCCGTTCTCTGCGAACAATGGCTTTACACTCTTCACAGTATTTCTTACATGGGTTTACGATGCCAAGAAAGACACCGCAGCGCTCACAGTACTTTTCTTCCACGCTGCATCTCCTCTTTCAGTCTTTCTTCTTTGTTGTGCCGTTCAAAGCACTGGTTGATAAGCTTCTTCCCGTAAATGATGTAATTGGCCTGGTTTCTTGACATTCCATAGGCCATTAGGAGCTTCTTCCAACGCTTTGTGCTCATTCGCTTCCCTTTGCTCACCAGCACTCACCAGCCTTTTTGACGATGAACTCAGGCACGTTCCTGTCGGTAGTCCAACACAAGCAGACACACTTGGCAACCCAAGTATCAAAAGAAGCAGAAGGGATGCAGCACGTTGCATTTCGCCTAAAACTTTCATCATCCGGTTTACTAAGCAAAACAGAAACTGCCTTGTAACAGTACGCTTCCGTGGCTCTGCACCATTCAATGCTGTACCCATCCAAGCACAACTGTTCCATAATCTTCATCGCCAGATTCTTTGCTTCGGCGAGTTCTGCTTCCGTCCACTTGAGCTTGTCCTCTTCGTAGGCCTTTGTCGCCTCGTCAATGGTGTGGTGCGCTTCGTCCGAGTGCTCAAGGTCTACCTTTAAGGTGATAATCTGTTCCATATCGCTCATTTTCCCTCTCTTTCCTTCAGTAGCTCTTCCAGAGCTTTTTTTACCTTAGCTTCCGCATTTTTAGGCTCACGCTTACCGTTCAGGATTTTTCCCAAGTATTCCGGTGCGCATCCCATTTTTGCAGCAAGCTCTCTGATTTCGATGCTGTTAACGTGAAGCGTTCCCACAACATCGCCTGTCCACTTAGGAAGCAAATTTTTTCTCCTTTCTTGTTCTAGTACTTGAACTTTTTGAAAGAATATGATAATATTATGGTGTCAAGCAAAAACATTATCGAACGTTCTTCTATTTGTTCAAAGTCTTTAATTTGTTCTACCGATTGAACCCGGTAGCCTTATTAAAGCACAAGTAGTAGAACTTTTCAAGTGTTTTTGTTCAAGTGGTAGAACTTTGTCATCTTGTACAAACACTGGAGGTATGTTTTGTGTTTTTTGACAATTTCGTAAGGCTATGCGAGCAAAAGAGAGTAAAGCCGTCTCGTGCTTTAACTGAAGCTGGCGTTCCGAAATCTGCTTATAGTTATTGGAGAACCGAAGCAGGCGCAGGAAACGATGCAAAGCCGACCAATCAAAATGCCGTTAAGCTGGCACAGTATTTTAATGTTACGGTTGACTACCTTCTCACTGGCAACCAAAAAGAAAACCCG